TCCGGTGCGCCTTGCTCCGCACGGTCCTTCAACCCGAACTGGTGAACTCTAGCGATCCGGGCGATACGCCCGGTGAACCCCACCGTCACAGCATTACTATCACCACGGACCTTCAGGTACGACGCAGTCCGGAGCTTCTTGAACATCGCCAGCTTCCGCTTGACCCGCCCCTGCTTCCCCCGCAGGTTCCGCTGCTTACGCGGCGCAAACTTGCTCCCGTTCGGGTTCTCCTGGGCCATCACCCGCTTCTGCTGACTACGACGCAGCTCCTGCCCAATGCTCCGGGCAAGTTTGCTGCGCTCTCCCGGCTCCAGCCGTTCCAGCAGCACCGCCGCCCAAGTCTCCAGCGCTTCCAGGTTATTCGCCATCAGGCACCCGCCATTCGCTAGTGTTGCCCTGGGCGCCAGGCTTCCAGTTTGGATCGAGGTAGCCCACCACGTACTGCGGTTCGTTCGGGTGCTTCACGGTGGTGTTGCCCTGGGCATCTTTGCCGACGACGACTTTTTCTGTCAGCGCCAGGGTAATGCTGAGGTCCACTTTGTCCTTGTCGAGAATGTCGGCTTCGAACTGGATGCCATTTTTGACCTTGTCCAGGTTCTCCAGCAGCTCGGACTGGTTGACGCTGAGCCAAGCCAGGATGGGCAGGAACACGCTGTCAGGGTGCCCGGCGAATGCGGTGAGGATGATCTGCAAATCGAAGCTGTATTCAAACGACAGCGTATGTGCGGCGGTGCAACGGACCTTGCCGTTGTCGATGAAGATCAACAGGCGGTCGGGGTCGTGCTTCAACTCGGCGACGGTGGCCAAGAGGTGAGCGCGCAGACTTTCGTGCTTGTTCATGGGTTCGCCTGTTGGTGTTTGTAGACCATATCGACCTGGGCGGCGCACTCGGCCCAGGCGGCTTCGGCGCGGTCTTGGTCGGTGAGCTGGTCGCCGTTATTGAGTGGGCTGGTCGCCGGCAGCACGCATGGCGTCACGGCCGGACAGCCAGTTACGATAAGCGTCGGCGCCGGTGAGGGCGGGGCGCTCGCGCAGCCGGCGAGCAGCGTCAGGCAAAGGCTGATCAGCCCATTTGCGAAGTTCGTCGTTTTCAAGTTTCAGCTCCTTTATGGTTCGCTCGCGCTTCGCCAGGCCCAAGCGCAGTTGGTCCTGCTGGCTGCGTAGGAGGCTCTGTGCATCGCGTTCCTGTTTCAGGGTGGCGGTGAGGGTTTTGGTGGTTTCAAGATTGCGGTCGGCGTCGTCGCGGGCGGTCTTGGCCGTAGCATTTGCCAGGTCGGTTTTGCCTTCGGCGACGTTGATGCGCACTTCCTGGCTCCAGATCAGCAGCGCCAGGGCGCCGAGCAGGGCAATGGCGTACAGGGCCTGGCGCAGGGGGCTCATGCGCGGTACCAGCCGAGCTTGTTCATGGCTGCGGTGTCGAGTTGTTTGATCGGCCCGCGCACGATCACCGCTCGGGCGCCGTTCATGATCTGGATGGATTCGGCCAACAGCTGCATATCGTCATGCTCTGTCGATTGCGGCACCACCAGCACATCGCCGTCCCGTACTCGCAGCTTTTCCAATGCGTCGAAGTCGATCATGCCGCCACCCCTTGCCCGCACTCGCAGCCCGCGTGCCGCTCGTAGGCGCGCTGGAGCTTGGTGTCGTACAGATTGCGCAGGTAATCCGGCCCGTTGTAGAGCTTGGCGAACTCGGCCCATTTGCGCGCCTTCAGCGACTTGTGCAGCGCCGGGTCGGTTTCAATGAAGCGGGTGAAGGCGTCGAACTGCTGCGATTCGCCGGCACTTATCGCCGCGACAAAGTCCTGCACGCTCGGGTAGCCAAGGCGCTGCCAGTGAAAGCCCATGATCTGGAAGGCGCCCCAGGACGCGGACTCCAGCGCGGCGGTGTCGTCGATCAGGCGGGCCATCGCTAGGCGCTGGTGTTCGGCAGTGCCGCCGCTGTAGCTGCCGGACTTCGGATTGACCAGGGCAGGGCTGGCGGCGGCGAGCTGGTCGGCGTGACGCTTGAGTTCGGCCGGGTCATCGCCGGGGTGTCGGACCTTGGCGAGCTGGCGGTACATGATGTGCCGTTCGAACAGGATCACCGGCTTACCGTTGTCGAGAAAGCCCTTGCCCTTGGATTCCACCTCGTTGACCGCGTAGATGCTCGCCAGTGGCACTCCAAGGCGATCGGCAGCGGTCACCAGATCGGCGTTGCGCAGCAGTTGGGCGCAGTCGCCACCGGCAAGGCTGGATTGGGTCTTGGTGCCGGCGACGCCATCGGCGACCAGGCCGACTTTGACCTGGTAGGCACGCACGGCGGCTTCGGTGGCGTCGCCGTAGTCACCGTCCGGCGTCAGCTTGGCGCCGTGTTTGACGAGGTTTTTTTGCAAGATCAGCACCGCTTGCGAGCGGTCGCCGTGGCGAAGGGTCGTCATAGCTGCTCTACCTTCCGGTTGAAAAACTTCTTCGCCGCCGCGCGGGTGCCTTCAACGCCGAGCAGCCCGATAACCCCGCCGAAGAACGGCGCGGTGGACGTCGGGATGCCGAGCAGCGCCAAGCCATGGCTCGCGGCAAGGGCCAATGTGCCGCACAGCGGCGCCTCGACCACCATCCGGCGGAAGGTACCGCCGCCGTACATGATCCGCAGGGCAGCGATGATCAAGGCCAGGATTCCGGCGTAGAGAGTCGGCCAGTTCTGTTCGAGCCAGGCGGCGAGCCAGGCCCAGGTGTCGGGACGGTCAGGCATGCGCTTCATTCCGTTGTCCAGGGTTGGTGGGTTCAAGGGCTGGGTGCCGCAGGGTCAATTCCATAGCTGCACCATCTGCCGCTGGGGGGCGGTGGTTTGGGCTTCGGGCATGTTGACGACAAGGCCTTGCGGCAGGATCGGGCCGTGGTCGGCCAGGCCGGGGTTGGCTTCCAGCACCGCCTCGGTGACACCGGCGGTGCGGCCGTAGAACCGCCAGCAGAGGGCGTCGACGGTGTCGTTTTGGTTGGTGCGGACGGCGACGGGCATCAGATCAGCTCCACGGTGGTGCGGGTGCGGCCGAGGAAGTCACGCACGGCCCAGCGCAAGTCGCGGCGGTAGTCGTCAATGTTGGGGGTGAGTGCGTCGGCTTTGTCGCTGCCGGTGTTGGTCGCGCTGTAGTCGCGGTACCGCTCGCAGACTTCGGCGCCGGTGCCGGCCTCGATCGCGCGGCGGTAGAGGTGGACCTTGACCGACACGTCCTTGATGCGGTCGCCCGGCACGTCGGCGAGGGTGACGTAGCCTGCGGCCTGCTGCGCGGTGCGCCACTCGCTCAGCTCGTTGTTGAGGTTGATCGCGGCGGCGATCACTGCGGTTTCAAGTCGGGCAGGGGTGACGCTGGGGTCAATGCGCAGAGTAGCGCGCAAGCCATCCAGATCAATCGACGGCCAGAAGGGGTCGGTGTTGATGTGGCCGCTGTCGACAGTGCCGCTGGCTACAAATGCGCTCATGACTGCACTCGAAAATAGGTCGCCGGTGGTCGGGGCTTCACGTTCAGGAGGAGCGGCCTGGCCGATCCGCCCCGAGCCGGCGGGGTGCGTGGGGACGCTCGTTGAGCTGCATGTTTCTAGGTAGAAGGAGCAGCGTGTTTTTTCAGGAGGCGTTCGGCGCCGTCCAAATCTTTCTTGCCGCCGCAGCTGTCGTGCAGCTCGATGGCGCGCTTGAGCAGGTCGATACCGGCCTGAATCTGCCCCGGCTGGCCGGGTTCCTCTGCCGTGATGCCATGCACCGTGGCACGGCCTGTTGCCAGATAGAGCTTGGCGCGGGCCTGGTCGGGCATGTCTTCGTCATCGGTCAGCTCAATGGTGCGATGCAAGATGCTCAGGTCGAACGTGCCGTTGGTTTTTTGCGCCTTCAGTGCTGCGGTGGCGATTTCTTCCGCGACCAGGCAGCCGGTGGTGCGCTCGAAACGGTCGGGCATGATCAGCTTGTGCTTGAGCACGTAGTCGGCGATGTCCAACGCACCGGCGTATTCACCGGCGTCGATCCGCCAAACCATGATGGTGGTCAGAACGTCATCCTGAGCGCCGTTGCCGCCCGCAAGTACGCCCTCGACATAAGGCACGTACTGAGGCAACAGCTGCGGCTTGAGCGCTTCCTTGGCGGCAGTGGACTGGATCGCCTTCAGACGTAGCCGATCCTGTAGCAGCTGATTCAACTGGTGCTCGTAAGCGGTGGCACCGGCCATGGATTGCTGCGGTGCGGTTTTGGCTGCCTCCATGGCCGCGCGAGCGCGGCGTTGGTGGGCTTGGGCGATGCTGAGTGCCATGGAATTAGCCCTCGCCGCCGGCGTCTTCGACTGGGGTGATGTTTTCCAGCAGGCAACCCAGGCCGTATTCCTCGACCACGTACGCCTCGTTCGACGATTCGAAGTTGCTGACGCGGTTCCACTCCGGCTCTTCCTTGAGGTAGCGGCGGCGCCCGCCGATCTGCCAGTACACCGACAGGTTGGCGAAGGTGGTGATGAGGATCGTGCCTTCGGGGATGTACGGCACCTCGTACAGCGGCAGGCCACCGACGCGGCGTTGCGAGATGATCAGGTCGCTTGCCAGGGTGTTGGTGGCGTCCTGGTCCTTGTTGACCAGGGCCAGGAACTTGTCGTGGACCAGTTCGCGACCGGTCAGCACGACCAGGCCAGGGTTGCGGCGATACCAAGGGTCGAGCAACTGGATGGCGTCGTAGACCAGGGCGTCGATGTTTTTGAAGTCGCCGGTTTTGCCGATGGTGATCTTGCCGGCGGTTGCACCTTCCTTCAGCACGCGATCGGGTGCGTGGGTGCGGTACTGCTGGAGCCATCCGATGTTGACGTCTTCCAGCAACGGGTGCGCGGTGCGGTCGGTTTGCTCTGCGGCTGAAACGCCGTAGAAACCGATCTGGATGCGGTCGAGTGCCTGGCGTTGAGCAATGGCGCTGGACAGGCGGGTCTGGAAGTCCGGGAACTTGGCCCAGGCGTCGAGCTGCTTGTAGCTGACGAAGGTGTCAAAGTCGGTTTGTTCGGCCTTGTACTTGTCGCTCGACAAAGTGCCAATGCTGCGCGGCTCACGCTTTTTGAGGTTGGTGTTGGTACGGCTGGCAACGGTGCCGCCTACGCCCAGGCCGACCTTTTCGCCTTCCTGTTCATCGACGCCGATGACGTTGACCTTGGTCAGGAACTCGCTCGATTCCTGAATCTTGGTTTCCAGGCGCTGCTGGATGGTTGGGTCGACGCTGAACGTAGCGGTGGCCGATTCGACGCCGTTGAGTTGCGCGACCTGGCTGAGGTAGCCGGCAAAGAGTTTTCGAGTGTCGTTACGCATGGGTGTCTCCGATAGTGGGCTGGGCGGTGTAGGCCGCAGGTCAGAACTCAGCCAGGGCTTGGTTGCCGCCGCCGGTTACCGGTGGGCGCTGGGTTTGGGAGTGGTCTTGGGTTTTACCGAGGGTGGTTTTCAGGTCGGTCAGGTCTTTGCTCAGTTGCTCAACCTTGGTGTTCAAATCGCCGGAAAACTTCTTCTCGGCAGCCAGTTGCTCGGGCAGATCCTTGACGTGGTCGGCGATCGCTTCGACGGCCTGGCCGATCTGGGCGAACTCGGCATCGTCCTTTGCCTGCTTGCCGCCCAGGAGCGCCTGCACTTTGCTGAAGAGCTGGGCGCCGAGGCCGGGCTTGTCTTCGATTTCTTCAAATTGCAGCTCGGTTTCCACGGCCTCGGTGAACATCGAAGTGGTGGAGTAGTGGCGATCCTTGAACGGGCTGGACTCAGGCTTTTGCGCCGAAAATGCCAGGACGTCGGTGCCGAGGCTGGCCGGTGAGTCGGTCACGGCCAGGCCGACGATGTAGGCCTCGCCAGTGTCGGCAAAGCTGTCGTCGATCTCGATCGAGGTGTAGATCTTCTGTTTCGCCTTGTTCATGGCGATCAGCTCAGGCGTCGGCTCGACCTGGACGAACAGGGCGAGCTTTTTCTGGCCGTGGATTTCTACTTCTTCGGTCTTGACCGCGAGCACATCACCGTAGGCTTTGAACGGACTGTCCGGCATCACGCTGCGGAAGTGCTCCAGCCAGATGCGGGCGCCGTAGGTGGACGGGTTGAAGTTCTTCGCGGACTGTTCCAGCCAGCTGCGTTTGATGGTGCGCTTGTCGGAAGTAGCGCCCTCGACGGCGACGCGGAACCAGTTGCTGCGAAATTTCTTCATGTCGGGAATCCTCAATGCATAGGGCGCTTAATGCGTTGCAATGAGGGGCATGGTCGTGACGCGCGCGAGTTGCGGCAACGGGGCGGGATTGTAGGGAGCGGGACTACAAGGGGCAGCGCTACTGACTCGCCGGCGCGGGCGGCAGCATCGCGGCCATGACTACGACTGAATTGCTCCCAATCGATCCCCGGCGCCAATCCAAGTTCCTGTATTGGATGGGTTGGCGTATCTGCGAGATTGCCGAGGCTACGGGCGAAAAGGAAAAAACGCTACACAGCTGGAAGGCCCGCGACGAGTGGGACCGGGCGGATAACGTCGAGCGCATCGGCGGGGCTTTGGAAGCGCGGCTGGTGCAGTTGATCCTCAAGGAAGGCAAGAGCGGCGGCGACTTCAAAGAGATCGATCTGCTGCACCGCCAGTTGGAGCGTCAGGCGCGCATTCAGCGTTTTCAGGGCGGCGGCACCGAAACCGAACTCAACCCCAACCTCGCCAAGCGCAACGAAGGCCCGAAGAAAAAGACTCCGAAAAACGACATCAGCGAAGAGCAGATCGATCTGCTGCGCGAAGCGTTTATCGACGGTTGCTTCGACTACCAGAAAGACTGGTACCGGGCCGGCAATCAGCGCACCCGCGTCATCCTCAAGAGCCGGCAGATCGGCGCCACTTACTACTTCGCCCGCGAGGCGTTTATTGATGCGCTGGAGACGGGGCGCAATCAGATCTTCCTGTCGGCTTCGAAGAACCAGGCCTACCTGTTCCGTGGGTACATCCAGGCGTTTGCCCGCGAGGTTATCGGCGTCGAGTTGACCGGTGATCCCATCGTGCTGCCGAACGGCGCCGAACTGTTCTTCCTCGGCACCAACGCGCGCACTGCCCAGGGCTATCACGGCAACTTCTACTTCGACGAATTCTTCTGGACGTTCAAGTTTGAGGAGCTGAACAAGGTTGCGTCGGGTATGGCGATGCACAAGAAATGGCGCAAAACCTACTTCTCGACGCCCTCGACCATGGCCCACGAGGCCTACACCTTCTGGACGGGCGAGCGCTTCAACAAGGGCAAGCCGGCGGCGCAACACACGAAGGTCGATGTTTCGCACAGTGCGCTTCAGCAGGGCCGTTTTTGCGAGGATCGGTTGTGGCGCCAGATCGTCACCATCCTCGACGCGGAGGAGGGCGGCTGCGATCTGTTCGACATTGAGGAACTGCGCCGGGAGTACAGCCCCGAGGCGTTCGCCAACTTGCTGATGTGCGAGTTCGTCGACGACGGCGCGAGCATCTTCCCGCTCACGGTGTTGCAGCCGTGCATGGTTGATAGCTGGGTTGAATGGGCCGAGGACTACAAGCCGTTTGCCATGCGGCCGTTCGGCGACCGCCAGGTGTGGGTGGGTTATGACCCAGCGGAAACCGGCGACTGCTCGGGCCTGGTGGTGGTCGCGCCGCCGATGGTGCCAGGGGGCAAGTTCCGGGTGCTGGAGCGTCACCAGTTCCGAGGCATGGACTTCGCGGCCCAGGCCAGCGTGATCAAAGCTGTCTGCGACCGTTACTGGGTGACGTACATTGGGATCGACGTCACCGGCCTGGGTAGCGGCGTGGCGCAGCTGGTGCGCCAATTCTTCCCCAACGTGACCACCTTCAGCTACTCGCCCGAGGTCAAGACACGCCTGGTGCTGAAGGCTTACGACGTAATCCACCGTGGCCGGCTGGAGTTCGACGCCGGCTGGACCGACATGGCGCAGTCGCTGATGGCGATCCGCAAAACCATCACCGCAGGCGGTCGCCAATTCACCTACACCGCCGGCCGCAACGACAACACCGGCCACGCCGACCTGGCGTGGGCGCTCTTTCACGCATTGCACAACGAACCGCTGGAGGGGCAGACCACTGCCAACACCGGGCGGATGGAGATTTTTTGATGTCGAACCGCCGCAGAAATACCAATCAGTTGGCCCAGGCCGCCACGGTTGCAACGCAGGAGTTCATTCCGCGCAGTGACAGCAAGATGGAGGCGTTCAGTTTTGGCGATCCGTCACCGGTGCTGAGCGGCCGGGAGGTGTTTGATTACCTGGAGTGCTGGTTTAACGGGCGGTGGTATGAGCCGCCGTTGTCGTTGGATGGCCTGGCACGGTCGGTGGGGTCTAGCGTGCATCTGCATTCGGGGCTGATGTTCAAGCGCAACCTGTTGAGCAAGACGTTTATCCCGCACCGGCTGTTGTCGCGCGCGGCCTTCGAACAGTTCGCCCTAGACTTCTTGTGCCTGGGTAACGGCTATCTTGAAGGACGGCGCTCGATGCTGGGCCCGGTGCGCGAGCTGGTACCGCCGCTGGCGAAGTACATGCGCTCGGGCAAGGACGGCCGGCAGTTCATGGTCCAGGGCTGGAAGGAAGAACACGAATTTGAACCGGACACCGTTTTTCATCTGCGAGAGGCGGATCTGCACCAAGAGGTGTACGGACTGCCCGAGTGGATCAGTGCGTTGCAGTCGGCGTTGCTGAATGAGTCGGCCACGCTGTTTCGCCGCAAGTATTACGAGAACGGCAGCCATGCGGGCTTCATCCTCTACATGACCGATGCCGCGCAGAACGAAGCGGATGTCGATTCCCTGCGCAAGGCGCTGAAGGATTCCAAGGGGCCTGGCAACTTCCGCAATCTGTTCGTGTACTCGCCGAACGGCAAAAAGGACGGGTTGCAGATCATCCCGGTCAGCGAAGTGACGGCCAAGGACGAATTCAACTCGATCAAAAACCAGACCCGCGACGACGTGCTGGCAAGCTTGCGCATTCCGCCGCAGCTGATGGGCATCGTGCCGCAGAACGCGGGTGGGTTTGGATCGATCAGGGAGGCGGCGCAGATCTATGCGGCCAATGAGCTGGAGCCGATTCAGGCGCGTATGGCGCAGGTGAATGACTGGCTCGGAGAAGAAGTAATACGGTTCAGGCCGTATGAGTTGGCCCCGGCGGTTTAAGCCGGGGCGTTTCGGTCAGTTGTCGAAACAGATATCGCGGTTATTGATCATTCCGTGACTGGAAATGGAAATCTTGAAACGCTTAAACAATGTGAAAAACTCCGTCAGGGGCATTTGAAATTTAATCCTGCGGACCTTCAGTGGTTCACCGCTATCCACAGCAGCTTGGACATTGTCATAGCCTTCGTACTTCGTCACCAGCACTGTCACGTCGACATCGGTTACTTTGCGGTTGCCGATGCTTTCAGATGCATACGCTTCAATGCCAACGAGGAACTCCTCTCGGTTTATCAACCCCTTAGCGGAGAGATACTTAGAAATATCCTTCGTGTCATGGTGGTCAGCTGCCGCAGTGCCTTTGAAATCATCGTACTGAACGTTTGCGTGAAAGTTGTCTTGCTCCATTGGTAAATCTCCCTATATGAGTAAAATTGCATATTAAATATGCTTTTATGTCCGTGGGGTTATTTGTCACGCTATGAGTATTGAATTTCTGAACAAGGGGCTATAGCTCTTTGCGCACGCAAAATACCACTTTAGCTTGGTGTTGGCATGGCTTTATGGCAAGCGGGAGTAGCTGCGGGAGTTGGAGAGGTCTGGCGGGAATATGCATCGGACGGGTACAGGTATCCGTAACAGGAAAGGGTGAATGACGTGCTACATCTCGTGCTCTGTATGCATGCACCAAGACATGAGCTGTTTCAGCGCTCAGTGTGTGCTGTCACTCACGCAACGAGGGGACGTCACACGACTGTGCCGCCCCCTCGAGACAATTACCTACCGGTGCAGCCTGGAAGTCATCGGCGTCCCAGCGCTATATCCCGATTGATGACTTTTTCGTTCACGATACGACGCACAACCGGCTCTGTAGGTTTCTTGGGCGGAGTCGGGCGTGTGGCTGTTGGTTTTGATTGACCACCATCACTTTTCATTTTTTTTACCCCTATTCG